TTTTTAATAAGTCCGTCAGTACTATTGTTGATAGGACCGAATAGATATGTCTTGCATACAAAGTTCAGTGTGTATATTAAAGCTCTTCTTGTAAGATAATCGTCTTCATAATTATCCTCCATCTGTATACCTTCTAGAGTGATTGGCATGTCTCTCTTCTCTCCAATCACATCTACTAGGTCTACTGTTAAATTAAATGCTGGTTGAAAGTATGGTAGTATTTGTTCTAGTATTTGTATTGCGTCTTCGTTTAACTTAGATAAGATACTAAGTTGCATATTGATATTGTATGGAACAGGCATAAAAGCCTTGATCATTTTGTTTGTCTTCTTGTTAGTAGACTTGAAAGTCTGCATGGTAGAGACTTTCCTAGTTGAGTCATAGTTCATTCCTATGACTTCAAATGACATTCTTGGCAGGGTGAGTGTAGTTCCAATGTTTCTCTCATCCTGATATTCTCTACCCTGAGATACTCTTGCTAAAAATTTCTGCTGAGGTCCATAAGATACTGGAACTTTGACGACACTTACTGTCTTGCCGTTCTTATCTGTATGTTGGATCTCAATGTTATTAAACAAGGTTCCGAAAGACACGATTGTCTTACGAATGATCTCATGATAGAAATGATTTGTTAACATAATATTACCACCTTATGAAACTATTTAGAATTCCCCAAATGGATTTCTTTCTGAGAAGTCTACAACCTCGTCTGCTTCGGTCTCAAAAGTTTCATTTTGAGCAAACGGTATATCAGCAGAAAGGTCATTACCTGTTGATAGAATCCTGTAACTTGCAGCTGCACCAACGATTGTCTCTCCTACAGTAAAGTCACCACTTGCTGCAATAACTTTGAGAATATTATTTGCAGTATCCCAGCTAGATACATATGCACTTGTACCTGTAGATACCTGTGTTACCAACTCATCTACTTCAAACTCACCGAAGAAACTTGATGTCACTGACTCAATACCTACATATGCAGTTGTGTTAGTATAACCAGCACCAGCGTTACTATATCTAATTTCTTTGACTGTACCTGCGGTGCTTACAACGGCTTCTGCTTGTGCGTTCTGTAGTAAAGGTATGGTTTCATTAGACTGTTGTATGTACACAGATGTAATACCGACTGTAGGTGTAAATGTATATCCTCTACCACCAGTCGTGATTCCAATAGGACCTAACACAGCCTCTGATATAACAGCAGTAGCAATAGCAACAGAAATAGGATTTCCCCCAGTGAATGTTACCTGTGGAGGTTCTGTGTATCCAGCGCCAGGATTTGTAATTAGTATTCTATCCACTGACTGATTTGGAACACCAGTTCTACTTGTCATGATAGCAACAGCAGTTGCCTGAGTTCCCACTGCTGGTGATTCGATAGTCATAATAGGAACTGAGGTATATCCCCAACCCTCATAGTTGATAGTTAGTCCTGTTACAACTCTGTTTGCATCAGTTGTTGCAACCACTTGTGGGTGTTCATTATCCATCTTGCGGATAAATGAAGCGTTGCTATTTGTCTGTGCATCAGTCTCTTGTTGTGTTTCGTTCACAGGAACTTGAGTTGCAGTGGTATTTCTTAGTGCATTATCACCAGTCAAGTTGACAGTTAGATGATCTAAGAATCCTTCAAATGATGCAGTTTGACTAGGAATGAATCCAGCACCAGCAGTGTCAGCACCTAATGTGAGAACATCGCCTGCAAAGAACATGATTGGGTTTGCAGTGTTTAGAGTATTACTTACAGTTCCATTTACTGATATAGTTGCATCAGTATTGTATTGTTCTACTCTGATAAAGTTCCAAGCATTTAGATTGAGTTGTGTGGTGTTCTCTATAGATCCAGAACCAGAAGCAAAGATTATATTACCTGTTTCTCTATAATATATCTTAAATCTATCAGTCCACATAACTGTACCACCATTCACGGCTGGGTCAAACTTAGTGGGATACAACCAGAAACTTAATGATAGTCTACCATTACCAGTGTCTCTTGAGTCTACATTAGTTACGAACTTAAAGTTAGCACCAATTACATCTGTGACTGATGTATGATGTAGTGAATTATTACCAAATTTAATCTGTGATGATGTGGTTAGGTTTGGTGGAGTGAATGATATAGTAGGAACACTAAGATAATTAGACCCACTGCTTGTTAGAGTTACAGTATCAATACCACCTTCTGCAATAGTTACAGTTCCAGTGGCTTGATTACCTTGTTTTGGTTTAAATATCTGGACTGTTGGAGTTCCCAAGTAGTTACCATCATTGAATAGTGGTACACGTTGAACAGATTTTACGCCTGGAACTGTAGATGCAAGAGCCACATATCCCAAAGCATTTTCATTATCATCCTTGTCTAGTTGTAAAGTAATGATATTACCACGAGCGATGATACCATCATCTACATCTTCACCGTTCTTATCGGTCAATCCATCTGGTAGATCAACAACCTCATCCTCAGGCTCAAAGATCTCACATCTGAACTCATACATGAAGAGTTCATTTACTTGGTAGAATGGTACTTTTCTCTCAATATATTTGATTTCAAACAAAGCATTATCTAGAGGTAGATAAATTAGATCACCCTCTTGTGGTGATACAGCACTTGCTCTTGATTCCGCTGGGAACTTGTTTATAAAAGGAGTTATGAAGTCATCATATCTTTCTTTGGATACAACTAAAGTAATTTCATCTTGTTCTCTGACACCAAATTTAGTGAGTACATCAGAAGGAGTTCCAAAACCATCAACGTTTACTAGATACGCTTCCAATCTAAAACTATCATCAAACTTAGAAGCAGTAATTTCTCTAATCACTGTATTCTGATTGATGATCTTTCTAGGTAAATATAGGATATCTTGACCGAACAACTGCAAGTGTTCGTTCACCAAGTCTTGAACTAGTCTTTGTTCACTTGGAGATCCATTTAAAAAGAAGGGTGATAAAGGCATTATCCAACAAAGTCTAGTGGTGGCATTGCATATTCTTGCATTAACTTCTCATCGAGTTTTTCTAACTCCATGACAGCATCGTCATATATCTGTCTACCATTTAGTTCTAGTCCACCAGGCAATTTTACACCAGTAAACTTAATAAGGTTCTGACCCCATTGACGTTTTATTAGTGAAGTAGTATACTGCTTGAGCCAGTGATCGTTATATACATTTGTTTCACTCTGAGGATCAACCACCCTAAAACAGTCTATGATTAGAAAATGATTATCAGTAAGTTCTTTTACATTCAAATCTAAGTATAATCTACTATTCTTTTTGTTAAATCTTATTTGAACATCTGGATTGAGCATATAATCAAGAGTCTCTAAGTATGATTTTACCATACCATAATTGAGTAAATCAATTGCTCCGTAGTAGTATAAATCATTAAGAAAGATCTGATACTTGAGATTGAACATACCAGCCGATATGGTTGAAGAGTCCATCTTGAATACCTTTTGAACCGCAATGACACTATCAGGTAACGGTAGATAGTTTGCACCTTCTGTGTAATCAATAGAAGTTATGCCACCAAATGTACTTGTTGCAGTGGTTGTTGAAGCAGTTCCGACCATAATGTCTTTTTCTGCTTGTGTAATTTTATGCTTCAAGAAAACTCTATCAATACCTTCACCATGTCTCTCGTGATACAATTGAATGGCATCATCAATCAAATCATCAATTTGATCGTCATCAACGTTGATTTCCAGAACTGGCTTTCCGAGTTTCCTAAGAGCGTATTCTTTCAAATCTTCTTTACTACTGGGTTTTGCCACAACCTCTCCACATTAGTTCTCCGAAGTATTTAGTTATATGAAAAAGTATTTTATTGATGAAGCGGAAACCTTTGCAATTACTGAGCCCGTGGATGTCAGAGTAGAACTTGCTGGATGGGAGAAGTTTCCTATAGTTTACATAGACAATTTCTACAAAAATCCAAACATGGTAAGGAATCTTGCCTTAAGATTCCCCTCTGATGAGACCGATATGGCAATAGATATGGAGGGTTTCGTTGATGTATGGACACCTATATGTGAACAGGTATACGGTGTTCAAGATATAACATCTCTTAATGCTGACTCAACATTTTCTGTAAGGTCGTCTCAGTCTAAAGATAGAAAGGGGAGGCCTCATATAGATGGTGATATTCATGATACAGGATGGTCTGGTGTAATTTACTTGAATAAAGGAAAGGAGTGTAAAGGAGGCACTGGATTTTACACATACAAAGGAATACAAGCAGATCCAAATCAATCAGGAATAGATGACAATTCATTCGAGCTTGTACATCTTGCGGAAATGAAGTATAATAGATTTATAATGTATCCCTGCAATATACTACACAAAGCAATAGATCAAGAGGGGTGGTTTGAGGATGACCTACACCGATTGACACAAGTATTTTACCTACACACATGATTATTCTTACAGGTTATCAAGGTTTTATAGGTCAAGCATTTAAAAAGAGACTTGATCCAGAAAACCTTTACAGAATTGAACAAAGTGGCGCATTTGATTTTTTAAATCAATATGACAAATGGGATGAAGTAGAGATGATTATACATCAGGGAGCCATATCAAGTACAACGGAAACGGATGTAAATAAGATTCACAAGTATAACGTAGAGTTTTCTATTGCACTGTTTGAAAAAGCAATAGAATATTCTATCCCAGTCAAATATGCCTCATCTGCATCTGTGTATGGTAAG